TATTTTAGAACCCGATTCAAGCATATTCATTTTATGAATCTCCAAAAAGTTAGTCCATATTTGAGGATGCAAAAGCCCCTCACCAACTCCTCTGCCTAAAGCGCGCCCATATACTTTTTTACAAGTATGAAATTTCAAATTTCCCTCTGTTTCTTTTTTGCGATAAAGTGTTATTCCCTCTTTTTCATTTTTTTGATTTACATAAAAAGCAACAACATGGAGCTGGTTGTAATAAGTTTCCATATTATCGTTGTCTTCTAAATAATGTTCGGGAAGCGAGCCACGAACAATATAAACTTCAATATTTTTACTTGTTGTTTTATTTTTCTTTCCTCCTGACATCCCAGCAGGCTCTTTTTCCGATTCAGCAAGAGTAATAAGGTCATCGATAGAACTATTTGCCCCATTTTTTTCATCCCCCCAGCCACGAGTAATCATGCCTCGTAATTTGTCGGGAGAGAAATTATACTTAAAACCGATTGCCCCGCCCATAATATCTGTTTGGTCGCAAAACGCTACAGAAAGTAGGGGCACGACTTCATATCCACTCTTTATTTTTTGCACAAGCACTCCTCCGTAATCAATGTCCTCTTCCGTTATTTCATCAAACAAGGTATCAAGATTATTTTCTTTTACATATACTTCATCGTGATATTTCTTTATGAAAAAGGATAAAACTCTGCCCACTTTATTTTCTATATAAAATACAACATCCTTTAATTCTATATCTTCAGCCCAATACGAAAGATTGAGTATCGGCTCCATAATATTTTTGAAAGCGCGCAACCAGTCATTCTCATTTGTAAAAAATTGACTATTCTTCAAATGAAAAATCATTTGAACATGGCGTTTAAAATTCCAATTCCAATTATTCCCGACACTAATTTCATCAGTGTCAAATGATGCTTCTTCGGCTTTTATATAACTATAAATACTTGGATTTTTCATTTCTCAAAAATTTCTTTATTGAATAAATTAAGAACCTGTTTCAGCGCGATTTCTTTCATCAACCGACTTGTTTTGCCAAATAACCCCACAATCATTTTAGGCATTAAAACTTTTATTTTCTTTACTTCTCCCTTTTGAAGAATCAAAAGCCCAAAGCCTTTAACAATATCGGGTTTTAAGTTCATTATCGCTTCTTGTATTGTTTGCCCTTGTGCTATATAAATCCTACCCATAAGTTTTATGGAAGAATAAATAATTTCCTTTGTTGAAACACTTTCTTTTGTTTTCTTTGTTATCTTTGTTATCTTTGTTTTCATAATTAGTTTAGAGAAATACCTAAATCTTTTATATTAACAAAATTAACTCCCCTTGCCTTTCTTATTTGGTCAAATTGTTGAAGTTCGCTTACACGGTTCTTTTTAGGTCTATTTTGCATTTTGGCATTTATCTGTTTAGCAATTTCAAGTCTTGCTTCATTGCATGGCGAGCAATAATAATCATCAGGTTCTTTGTCTTTATATTCCACCTTACATTTTACACAATGCACTTTAAATAATTTTTGTTTGGAGGTTTTCATATAACTTAATTATACCATATTTTGTTAATCAACACTAATTAAGAAAATGAAATATCTTTTCCCATCCTTCAATTTTACGATAATCTTCTGTGATTTCTTCTCCTTGTTCTATATCGACAAGCGCCGTATCCTTAATAGCATCATAATTAGGNGNNCTAGAGTGATTCATAAATGCTTGTATTCGCGTATCCGGATAAAGAAACTTTGAACCATTTATCACTTGTGGGAATCGTTCCAGTATCATATCTCCTACTTCAGGAATAAGTCTATGAAACTCTTGATACGGAAGTGTGTAAATTTTTGTCAGCATGTCGGCATATAATATCTGCCCTTTTTTAATATCTCGCAAGGCAAAGACTCCAACTCCATGAATTGAAGATGGAGCAATTTTTGTTAAAACATAGGTATTTAATTCTTTAATTTGTTTTGTGTAATCAATCATCGTAATGATATGCGTTTTTTATTTATAATAATATCCATAATTTTTTTCCATTCTCTATATTGTTTACCAGATTTAAAACCTAATTTCCTCATGAGTTGCGCATGATTTCTAAACTTAATTTGACAACCAACACACTTACTCCATTCTGTCATTTCTGAATGAGAATGTTTAGTCGCTAATGTTTCAAGCAAAACTTTTTGTATTTTATTAAAATTAGCAGGGTCTTTTAAATATTGAGGCATCCCAACAAAAAGCGGGTTAGGAGTATATTTAGGCAAATTTCGCGCTTCTTCAGGTTTCATAATCCAATATTTTGTTTAATTTTTCTTTGTCTCTTTACAACATGGGGGCAACTATCCCAACCCTCAACACAACAATCGGGGATTTTAATATTTTCAATACTTATTTCTTTTATTTCCATTAGTTTAATTATACTGCAATATTAGTTTTTTGTCTTGGCTGTCTGGGAATAATAATATCGGATACTTTATTGTGAAGCGACGCCACTGCATACGATACGGCATCCATAGCATGCGACCACCTATGATTTGGCNNTCCTTTTGGATTGCCGTCTTTATCTTCCGCCCATGAATAGTTTTCGTAAGACTCCCATACGTTTTTACTTCTCTTTGAAACATATATCTTTTTTTGAGAAACGACTTTAATTCTAAAATCAACACTATCTTTTCCCTTCTCACAACCTCGCACCACAATTCCACATTTATTTTGCTCAGCGATACTTTTTGGCTCCGCACTATCGGCTATCGTAACAGCTTTGCCGGTAGCTTTAATCTGATTTGCCAAATATTCATTCGTCAGTTCTGTTCCATAAGCAATCTCATCAATGATATAAGCGCCATTCCAGTAATATACAGCGACTACACATGCAGGGTCTGGGTACCACCCATAATCTTCTCCAAAACAAACTAAACGTGCTTCATTTGGCAAAACATCAATCTGTTGCCAGCCAGTATAAATGCGCCCACGCACAGATTCAGGAGAAAGCCCTCTAATAACTTGCCAATAATACGCTGGTTTTACATTTTTATAATTTTCATATCTTTCTTGTGTATGAATATCTAAATTGATTTGATTTTCTCGCCATGTCCCCGGAATATATAATACATCCGATATTTCAGGTTTAAGAGACGGTATAAAAAACCCGCTCGCTTCTTGATGTGGTTCAAGGTTAAACCATTTCTTAATAAGCCAGTGATTCTTTGACGGAGTATTAAGCGTCAAAATAATACGAATACGTCCTTTCGTGGTTCTCAAGGTATCATCTAATTTTCTAAATTCTTCTTCTCCTATTTCTTCTGCTTCTTCAATCCATATAAAATTATATCCCGCCAAAGATTTGAGACGCGCTGTCAATGAACCGCTAGAAGCCCTAAAACCATGAGCGCGAAGACTATTTTGCCCACGCTCAATAAACATATCGTTCTCCGTAATTCTAAATTCTTCTTCTATCCTTTGCTCTTTTAATCTGTCTTTAATATCTCCCCAACATGAAGCGCGAATATCCCCCAAGACGGCACGCATAATAGCGCCGCGTGTATATTCTTTTCCTAAAAGCTGTGAGACGGCATAACGTGAGGCAGTCCCCGAACGTCCATTGCCTCTACCGCCCATAATAACAACATATCGCTTATCATTTTCCCATAAAGCAACATGTGATTCATGAACCTCAAATTTTATTTTCATTTACGAACTAAAATATCTACTCCTGTTATTTGAATCGGGCTACCTCCTTCCCCGGTTACTTCATTTAATCTCGGCAAGACTGCTCCAGCAAGTTTTAATATAAGAGCTTGTCTAAATCTTTTTTCTACTTTCTTTTTGCCCTTGAGAATGTCCCTTATTTCAATCAATGCAATATCCCTCACTTCTTTAGAGAGCTGGCGGGATTCGTAATCTTTGCCTAATGTTTTATTCATGGTGTAATTTTACCATACTTGACTCATTTCTTTTTTTGTTTTTTAGTGAAAATGCGCCCAGTTGCGCTTTTATATTTCCCCCCCCACTTTCTTAAACGGCATATACACCTATATTATCATAAAAATCACTTATACTCAATCTTATTTATATTAAACTTCTGAATAATTGAAAGCAAATGCGTTCTTACAAAATCTATTTCAAAATCAGAGGGCGGTTTATTAAATTCATACCGCAATTCTTTAATGGCTTGTGTCTGTTGCGGTAGAGCAACGATTTTATTGTTCTCACGCGCTTTTAAGTCGTTGATTTCTTGGATTACCAATTTTATATCCCGGGTATTCTGCGTGGCGAGGTCGCACGCTTTTTTTATCAATTCAAATTGTTCTGGAGTCGTCATCTTAATTACATTATACCTGATTTTTGTAATGTTTGCAAATTGTCAGCTTTTTCATATTATTTCTTTAGGGTTAGATTATCTAGTTGTTCTAATGTTCCTTTGAATTGGGGTATTTCTTGAATCCTCTGTATGTCCTCCCGGATACTCTCTTTATCAAGTAAGTCTATAACATCTTCAATGGCTTCGTTGTAGCCAGTTCCCCACTTTTCTTCAACACCAATGTTGTCTCCTCTTTCTTCATCAATGTGTAGTAATACCTTCATTCCCCCAATCCTCTCTCTTAATTCAGTATGCTGTTGAGTGAGAGCGGAACGGATAATGGTATCTCGCACCTCATCACCTAATTTTATTTTTGACATGTTAATTTAATTAACCAATAATTCCTATTTGCACAGCTCCGGACTATAAGTGCAAAGTGAGCGCAAGTAATCTTTACTGTCTCGTTCGTAATAAGCCGGGGAATATAGTCCATTCATCTCTTCAAGAGTCTTATCATTTATATACTGCGGGCAATCATCAAAAACAACACATCCTCCGCTTTCTAATAAATCATTATAGAGAAATGTTTGCCTGTCATAACTTTCCGTATAGGGGATACTGCTAATTGCCATGACCATGAAAAAGAGGGCGACAAATAACTCTTGATACGCTTTCCGTTTTCTTGGGAGTAATACTTTTGTTTTGTAGGTTGATATTGTTTTCATACCTCTCTTTAATTAGCTTTTAATGGGGGTTGGGGGTTAAATCCAAAATTGTAAATATCTCTTGAACCTCCACTATTTCGCCAGCAGTTTGGCAATAAAGCGGTAGGATTTTTTTTAATCTTTTTGTTATATTCATATATTTATTGGGGGTCATAATAATTTAGGTGGCATGTTTTTAATTCTTTCTTCTGCAACCGTTACATACTTCTCGTTTAATTCAACTCCGATATAGTTCCTTTTTGTTAGGATTCAAATTTAGTTACTAAATAAACTTTATCTTTTTCTTCTCTAACATCTACAAAATAGGTTGTTTTGTAGTTTGTGTGTTAATCATAGTTTTTGGATAAATATGATTAAGGGGTGGGACTAACAATAATTATTCATATATTTTTTACCACTCATTTATATATTTTATTTCACCGGGACCAAAACCCCAACAAGATGCTTTGGCTTCTAAACAAGTGTCTTTGTCAGTGCCGATAAAATACTCTCTCTTTGAAGATGGGCAAATACAATTATAGAATTTTAGAGGTGTTTTCATATTTTGAATAGTAAAAGACAAAACCCGCATTTGATTTCCTTTACTATCTATCTGTTCATCAACAACCTTAAAGTCTTTTAATGCTTTCATCTTTATTTTATCCATTCTCTCAAAAGCAACCCTGCGGTGCTCTATGTTGTCTATGGCAAAAACTTCTTCAGCTGTTAGTGTGTCTCCAAGTATCTTATTTATCCACTCAACATTATTCCAATTAAGGTTAGGAAAAACATATAGATTTTTTATCTTACTGAAAGATTGTGGGATTGAGGTGAGTTTGTTGTTATCGCAGTAGAAACTTTCTCCGACCTTTTGCGGGGCACCGTTGAGTGAGGTGAGTTGGTTACTGCCGCAGTAGAAAGTTCCTCCGACCTCTTGCGGGGCACCTTCAAGTGAGGTGAGTTGGTTACTGTGGCAGGAGAAAGTTCCTCCGACCTTTTGCGGGGCACCGTTGAGTGAGGTGAGTTGGTTGTTATCGCAGTAGAAAGTTCCTCCGACCTTTTGCGGGGCACCTTCAAGTGAGGTGAGTTGGTTGTAGTGGCAGGAGAAAGTTCCTCCGACCTTTTGCGGGGCACCGTTGAGTGAGGTGAGTTGGTTGTTATCGCAGTAGAAACTTTCTCCGACCTTTTGCGGGGCACCGTTGAGTGAGGTGAGTTGGTTACTGTGGCAGTAGAAACTTTCTCCGACCTTTCCAAATTGAACAGGTATTTTTTTAAGATTTTTGTTTGATAAAGTTACGCTTCCATTAACATCAACGGTTAGATTTTTATTGATGGTGTAATTCTCAATACCCATTTCATCAAGCCATGTTTTTATTGCTTCTTTTGTTTTAAGCATATTTTATATTAGTTAATCCACAATAGGCTTCATTTCTTGGTTAATAATCTCTTGTCCTTTTCGTAATTCATACATTCCGTCTGGTAACTGTGCTTCCAAAAAATTGCCAACCTTTTTATCTCCGTGTTCAGGGTGTGTAAGAATTGTGTTTTTTGCTTCAAAATATCCAAATATAATTCCTCTTTGCAATTCATAAAACTTTCCATTTCTAAAAGAATGCAGATTACCCCCACTTCCTTTCATCAAAATATCTGTCTTTTTTAATTTTGCTTCTTTGGGGATTTCTTTTGTTTCACAAAAAAGAATTTCCCCGTGGCGATGTGCATTTATCATGTTTTTTATTTATTTTAACAATCTTGATATAAGATGCGATGATTAAGGGAGATGCACGGTCTGCCCATATCAGACTTTCCCGTTTATGTGCCTCTCTGAGCAATTTCATCTCCCTAAATCAACGCACCTTGCGCTGATTATTTTGTTACTTAAACCCCATTGCTCTCACTTTCTCAAACCACGCCGATATAGGTTCTTGAAATCCTGTTGTAATACCATCGAGTTCTTTTTTTAATTCTTTATTTCTACTTCACTATCAAGACAAAAATACTTGCCATTGTTACGTCTAGCTTTAATTGATTTGCATACGAATTTTGTATATGCAAAACATACTGCAAAAAATGAAATGTTTCTCGCCTCAATGTTCCTCGCCTCAATGTCCCTCGCCTTGATGTTCCACGCCTTGATGTTCCCCGACTTAATGTCCCCCGCCTCAATGTTCCACGCCTCAATGTTCCACGCCTCAATGTTCCTCGCCTCAATGTTCCTCGCCTTGATGTTCCACGCCTCAATGTTCCCCGACTTAATAATAAGAGAAGCTTCTAACTTCAAATGAAACTCAAAAGTAACGTCCCCTTTTATAGCGAGGACATTATCTATAATGTCCTTATCCACTTCCTCTTGTGTATAATAAGTTTTCATATGGTTATGCGCTGATTATTTTATTACTTAAATCCCATGGCTCTCGCTTTCTCAAACCACGCTGACATGCTCGGAAACTTCACCCACTGCCCACTCTTAATCATTTGAATTGCAAGCCCAGTCATTTGGCTGTCGTACCAAGAAGTCTGTGTAAGGTCAAAACAAGGTCGCATGTGGAATGGATACCACACAGGGCAATTGTCATAACTTCGTGGTGTTTGAAATCCATTAAGCCCCCATGATTGCGTTGGTGAAAATGGATTGCCATTTCCTAAATGACTCACGATAACTGTGCGTGTTATTGATACACTATTGCCATCTAAGTCAGTTACGCTGTAAGTGATTGTGAATGTCCCCGCTCCTCCTTTCGGCACGCTTCCGGATACTCCCACACTTGAAGTAATGTCGCCGTCCTCCAAGTCGTTGGCGGTATATCCTGCTTCGGTATAAGTATTCGTGGTGTACATTTTTACTACACTGTCGCCTTTTAATGTTATTGTTGGGTCTGCGGCGTATGCTGTGTTTCCTAGAAAAAATACTGCGATAAATACTACGATTTTAATTATGTTTTTCATATGTTTAATTTAGTTAATAACGTCCTTAAAAAAACTTGAGTTGACGTATTTCAGAGCATCTCCATCTTTCTTTACCGCTTCAAGACACACAGCCTCGGTTTGGTTGATGTCTTTGACGTATTTCAGAGCATAACCATCTTGCTTCACTGCTTTGAGGGCTTCCTCCCCTGATAGGTTTTTTTTGGTTGTTAGTTTTTCGTATTTAGAATAATAATCTTGTAGTTTCATATGTTTAATAGTTAATGTTAATAATGAAAGACTCTTTGTTGTTGGATAGTTACATACTACATTATATATCTACAAAAATCAAATATGAATAAACTCTATAACATAGAAACGAAACAAGTGTCAAATTACTTATTCATACAGATTGGTAACCCGAGCTTCCTCATTCGCTATTTCATACTCCTGCGTTCTTTTATCTACAACGTCATAGATTGGTTGTTCTAACTTTACGGCATATCCTTTTTTGTTAAAAAGTCTGTGCAAAGCAATTACTGTACAATCTATAAAAATAAAGAGTCCTTTTTGACCTCGCCTATTCGCAAGACGAAAACGCGCCTTTGCTTTTGTGCCAATTTTAATTTTTGATTTTTCTATGGCTTTCATATTTTTTCTTCTAAAGTTTTTAATTTTTCTTTATATTCTTTAATTTTTTTCTCAAAATCAAATCCATATAAAGGTTTCCATTTTGTCGCGTTAAGTTCTGTTAAAATGTTTTTGCCGAATTCTTTAATAAGAAAAAGGGCATACTCATCTTTGCGTCCTTCGTGAAACCGATTACAGCTTTTACATTGAGGAAA